TGGCTTGGGGGAAATTCTCGGGAGCTATTCCCGTCGGAAGCTAATCGACAACTCACTGTTATTGAGTGTTGGTTACGTGTAGACCGTGATGGAGACGGTATTGCTGAACTTAAGCACTTTATTATTGCTGGTTCAACAATTCTTCTTGAAGAAGACTGTGATATGATTCCATTGGCGACTCTTTGTCCCTTTGAAGTTCCTCACGAGTTCTTCGGTTTGTCTGTGGCTGATATGATTCGCCCGACAACCCTTGCCTCAACCGCTGTTATGCGGGGCTTTATTGAGAATGTTTACTTAACTAACTATTCTCCTAAGCTTGCTGACCCTAATGTTGTAGACTTTAGTGCTCTACAAAACATGAAGCCTAAGCAGATCATTGCAACTAACGGTAATCCTAATGGAGCCGTAGCTGCTTTGTCTCCAGACACTATTAGTACTGGTACTGTACCTGTTCTTGAGTTGTTACAACTCCACAAAGAACAAGCTACTGGTTTGTCTAAGGCGGCTCAGGGTTTGAATGATACACTATACGTATCAGGTAATTCAGAAGAAAAGATGCAGAGAGCTATGTCTGCGGCACAAGTACGTATCCAGTTTATGGCACGTAGGTTTGCTGAAACAGGCTTTAAACGTTTGTGTGAAGGTATCTACAAGACAATGCGGGATAAACTCCGTGGTCAAGAAGTTGGTTACTATGATCAGAATGACTTGTTTAAGTCAGTTGATCCAGGCACACTACCAAGTAACCTGATGCTTTATGTTGATGTTGATGTTGGTGAAAACAGTAACAGCAATATCATGAAGAAGATGAATACTGTGGGACAACAGATTATTCCAGCACTGCAACAAGCAGGAGCTGGTGGAGCTGTTAATCCACAAGCTGCAGTAACAATTGCATGCAAAGCACTTGAGTCTATGGATCTTGATCCTCTAGACTACCTTGTTGACTACACTGATCCTAAGTTCATTGAACAAGCTCAGAAGTCAAGAGAAGCTGAAATGCAAGCTGCAGAGAAACAAAGACAACTTGAAGAACAAGTTAAGATGATTGACATAGCACAGAGGCAAGCAACTCTTGACCTTACTAATGTACAAGCTAAAAATGCCATGCAGGATAACACCAAACAACTTATGGTTTCTTTGGATAAGAGTTATCAAGAGTGGAGTAAGCTTTATATTCAGGCGGCTAAAGAAGGTGTTGAACTACCTCCTAAGCCTGATGTTAAAGAACTCCTTGCTATGGCTAAGGCTTTCATCGATGCTGACTCGCATAATGATGCAAGTAAACCTCAAGGTAGTCAAGAGCCACAACCACAGGCTGGTCCTGCGGCTGCTGGTGAAAACCCAATGATGTAACAATAACCCTCCCTCAGAAATGGGGGAGTCTTTCTAGAAATAATTTATGGATAAATATCGAAAAGGCTTTGAAGCGAAGATTAAGCCCAAGATGAATCATGAGACAGGTGAATACAAAGTAGAGCCTTTTCGTGAAGCCCAAGTAGCATTAGGTCGAGCACAGTTTGTTCAGCGAGAGCGTGAGCAATTCTTTGGTGAAGCCTATAGCGAAATCCTTGCTGACCTTTTTGTCACATGGTTGAAGACAGAACCTCACTGTTCTAAAGAACGAGAGTACCTGTATCATACTGCTATGGCATTAGGTAGTGTTAAGGAAAAACTGGTTGGTATTGAAATGTACGGTAATAACGTCAAGTTCATCCAGCAACAAAACAAAAACACCCAAGAGGGGTCTGAGGAAAATAATGAGTGATTTAAGTAAAGCGAAAGATGTGCTGGAAAAAGCACAACAAGAAATCCTACGTGAATTGGTCCAATGCGGATCAAATGGCGGTGTAGGTCGAGCAGGGAATTATGCACCAACCTTTGTTAATCTAACAAATGCAATTGATGCTATTGACCGTCTTATGAATAAAGACAAGTCAGATTTCGCTGAACGTATGGCTGTAGCTAAAAAAGCTAAAGCTGAAGCCAAACAATAATGGACACAAAGGTAAAAGAATATGAATCTACCACATCTCTCTACCAGTACTCCTGCTTCTGAAATCAGTAGCTCGAGTTTTGATGACGGATCGAATAGTGCAGACTTGGAAGTGAAGAGCCTTGATGACATTCTACGTAATTCTCCAGCAGCAGAACTGTTGGGTCTTAACAAAGAATCTCTACCAGAAGAAGGTGATGACGTCCCAAGTCCAGACGAAGTATCGGAAGAAGAAGCCCAAGAAGAGAACGATACCGAATCTGAAAATGACCTAGATGAAGAGGAAGAGTCAAGTGACTCTGAAGAAGATAATACAGCTGAGGATGATACGTCTACCCAAAATGCTGACTTGCCTTCTGAAGAAGATATTGACTGGGAGTACAAAGTACCCGTCACAGTTGACGGTAAAACTGAGTATGTTACCCTAGAAGAAATCCGTAAGGGTTATTCTACTGACAAACATCTATCTCAAAAGGGGCGCGAATTAGGCGAACTGAAGAAACAGATCGACCAAGAACGAGCTGAAAAGCTACAAGAGATTATTCAATTAGGTACAGTTATTAATGAAGAACTTACCGCAGTTGAAACTAGTCTTGCACAACAATATCATAAAGTCAAGGGTGAAATCGATAAAGCCCGAGAAGAAGGTGATACCTACACAGCTAGGGAACTCAAAGAGCAACTAGAAGACGTACAGGAAAAGTACTGGAAAGCACGTAACAAACGTGAAGAACAGACTAGAGCTGTTGTTGAACAGATTCAAGCTCAACAAATAGAACAACAACAAGTGTTATTGAGACAGTATGAAGAGAACATTGTTACTCTGATTCCTGATTACTCAGAAAAAGTTGCTAAAAGTATTCGTGAGTTTGCTATTAAAGAAGGTATCCCAGAACAACTACTGGAAGCGGTCTATGACCCTAACGTAGTAAAGTTTATTAATGATTATCGTAAGCTTAAAACAGCTAAAGAAACAGGTGAAGTAAAACGAAAGGCATCTCCAAAAGTGAAGTCCATCCCATCAAAAAAGGGAACTCCGACTTCCCAAAAAGAGAAGCAAGCAGTTAACCAAAACCGTTCTAAAGTTCTGTCAGGTCAAGGATCTAAACAAGACGAATTAGATTTTCTAAAACGTATTTCTTCGGTGAGTAAAAAACTTTAATTTCTCACTAAAAGGAAAATAACAAATGGCACAAACATTTGCAACAGGCGGCCCTAAGGCTGCCGCACGTAGCGCTGCTGCTACTGGTAACGCTGTCAACGCTGGTGAGCGTGAAGACCTAGCGAATTTTATTTCAATGATTTCTCGTGATGAGACACCTTTCTTGTCGTCTATCGGCAAGACTAAAGCTACTGCTGTGTTCCACGAGTGGCAAACAGACGAGTTGGCCGCACCAACTTCTGCTCCTGTTGCTGAAGGTGTATCTTACGCTACACAAAACGCTGCACAGGCTAACGAGCCTTTCCGTACACGTTTGGGTAACTACACACAAATTAACTCTAAGACTGTTACAGTTACTGGCACTAAGCGTGCTGTTGACCAAGCAGGTGTCGCTGACGAATACGCTTACCAGCTCAAAAAGCGTGGTACCGAGTTGCGCAGGGACGTTGAGTTTGACTTGGTTAACGCTTGGAAGTCTTCTAACGGTGCTGGCACCCGTACTTTCGGTGGCTACCAGTCTTGGGTCAACTACACTGCTGCTACCACAACTCCTGCTACAGCTTTGAACGTATTGGCTACTCCCGGTGAGTACACTGCTCCTACCAATCCAGGTGGTGGCGTTTGCGGTACATTTACTACTGTTACTTCTGGTGACAAAGTCTCTTTGGCTCTGTCACACGTTGACACAGTTATGCAAGGCATCTATGAAAACGGTGGTAAAGCCACTAAGTTGATGTTGTCTCCTGCTAACCGTCGTGTGTTCTCTGCTAAGGCTCAGTCCGCAGGTTCTAGTAACTCTAATGCTGGTGATGGTAACGTTCGTCGAAACATTGACGCTGATGGTAAGCTCCGTCAGTCTGTTGAAATCTATATGTCTGACTTCGGTGACATCATGGTTGTTCCTAACTACGTAATGGGTATTTCTAATACTGCCGTTTCTGGTTTGGATAATGCAGCTAACTTCACAGCATTCCTGTACGACCCAATGTAGTTGCTGAAAGCACCTTCAGTAGTTAAACAACCATACTCATATTTTTT